AGGAACACTACCCGCAGGTCTGCGTTTATGTGCCTGATAATGAAGATTTAGCATTATTAGTCACTGCATTAGAAAAGTTAGTGCCGCTGGGTCTTGAGGTTGAACAGTCGGTTATTCGTGACAAGTTCGGTTTGCCTGATCCTGATCGTGACAGCGGCGGCAATACCAAGTGTAAATTATTGGGTGCGCCTGTTGTGAGTAATGCGGGTAATCCCCAGCCTACGGCGGCTAATCATGTGACTGCGTTAAACACCAGCCAAAGCGAGGTCTCTGATGAACTGGATTTATTGGCAGAAGATGCGCTGGGCGGCTGGGAAAGAGTGATGACTCCCGTGATTAGTCCCATTGAAGCATTAGCGGCTAATTCAGCCAGCTATAAAGACTTTTTAACAGGGCTGATAGAATTAACCCGCACTACTGATGCTAACGCCTTGATTGAATCACTGGCATTGGCTACGTTTAAAGCGCGTGGCTTGGGAGATGGCGATTATGGGTGGTGAGGTATTTAACAAACCTGTACCTAAAGACGCTATCGACTTCTTTGCTGTCAAGAAATTAACCATCGGCTTTGACTATCGCGATGTGTGGCGTGAAGAACACGCTTATATGTTCACGGTTGCCAAGGCAATGCAGGTGGATATTTTAGAAGACCTACACGGTGCAGTTGCCAGTGCGATTGCCGAGGGCAAGACCTTTGCACAATTCCAAAAAGAGCTTAAGCCGATTTTGGTACAGAAGGGCTGGTGGGGTGTTCAGGATATGGTTGACCCGCTCACGGGTAAAACCGTTGCGGCACAACTGGGTAGCCCCAGACGATTAAAGATTATTTATGATGCCAATATTCGCACTGCACGCGCAGCTGGCGCATGGTCGCGTATTCAACGCACTAAAGACCTAATGCCTTATTTACTGTATCAGTTAGGCCCGTCGAGAAAACATCGTCCTGAACATGAGGCAATCAATAACACATTATTGTCTGCCGATGATCCGTGGTGGGGGATTTATTACCCGCCTAACGGGTATCGTTGTAAGTGCTGGGTGCGGCAGGTCAGTCGTTCGGAGTATGCTGACCTGAGTGAAAGTGAGGGCTATTCTACTGAGTCGCCTGAAATCGAGACGGTGGAGTGGGTTAATAAACGCACCGGGGCTGTTGAGCAAGTCCCCAAAGGTATTACTCCTGGTTGGGATACCAATGCAGGACAGATAAGATTGGCAGGCATGGCAACCAAGGTCGCTGACAGATTATCTGATGCTGCCGTTGCGTTGGCGTTGGTCAATGCGCTAAAGGGTGAAGAATAGAAAGAGTTGATTGTTGGGTTACAAAAAAACGTAACCCAACCTACAAAAACGTATTTTTAAGCTCGTTCAGTCATTAACCCATATCAGCGTAGCCAAAAGTAAAAAACGCCTTATGTCCCCCTTTTAATACCCTGTTAATTTTGATGCTCGTCTTCTGTTTTACCCCCGTATTTTAAATAATCACGCAGTAATCCCTAAAAAAGCTATAAACAGCTTTACTATCGACAAAAGCGACGCAGATTTACTCTGTGTCCCATGAAAACTAAAACACTACTTACCAGCCTTTGTCTCGCCCTGTCCCCGACTGAAAATAATGCTGTGCCTGAATGGGTCGAATTGATTCCCGCAGGTGTTCAGGTTAAAGGTCTGGATGGTCGCGAATGGATTAATGATGAGCCGCAAGCGGTATTGAACCATTTTACTGATTTGCAGAAGGCTGGGCGTGATCTGGTTTTTGATTTTGAGCACGCAACTGAATTAAAAGCCCCGAATGGTGACCAAGCTCCCGCTTCTGGCTGGGGTGTCGCTCTACAAAGTCGCTCTGATGGCTCGATATGGGCGCGTGTTGACTGGACGGACGCAGGCAGTCAGGCAATTGCCGCGCGTGAGTATCGCTATTTATCCCCTGTTTTAATCTACGAAAAAAACACCCGCCGCATTGTCGGTATCCAATCGGTGGCGTTGACTAATAAAGCAAATTTGTTAGTGACGGCACTTAACAGCCAAGAACAATCTACTACAGAGACTCCTATGGATTTAACAAAACTTCTTGCCGTGTTGGGTTTACCCGCGACGGCAACTATTGAGGATGCCATCAAGGCTATCACTGACTTAAAAGCCGCTGAAGAAACCTCGGAGGGTGAATTGGCGATTGCAAATAACCGCGCCAATAACCCGCCGCTGGATAAGTTTGTACCGCGCGGCGATTATGACACTGCATTGAATCAAGCCAGTGCGGCAACGCGCAAACTTGCTGAAATCGAACAGCAACAACTCACTGGTCAGATTGACACCGTGATTAATCAGGCATTGGCAGCGGGAAAAATCACGCCTGCTACTAAAGATTATCACGTTGCCAACTGTCAACAGGCAGGCGGTCTGGATCGATTTAAAGCCTTTGTTGCCTCCGCGCCTGAAATTGCCAAGCCTAGTGATTTGGATAATCGCAGACTTGAAAATCAGGATATTGCGCTGAACACCGAACAAACAGCAATTGCTGGTGTGTTCGGAAACTCAATCGAAGACATTAAAAAATACGGTGCTTAATTATGACTTTAACAGCAGATAGAAACACGCCACAACAAGACGGTGAAATCATTGGTGTGCCAATGGCAACGGGCGTTGAATGTTTTGCGGGCGGGATTGCCTGTGCAAACGCGTCTGGTTTTGCAACACCTGGTGCGACGGCAACAACCTTAACGTATTTGGGTCGTTTTGAAGAAACACTGGATAACACCGCAGGTGCGAATGGTGCGCAAACGATTTTAGTGCGGCGTAAAGCGGCATTCAAATGGAAAAATTCAGCCGCCAATGCCGTGACACAAGCCAGACTGGGCAAGGTCTGTTACATCGTTGATGATGAAACAGTTGCCTTATCTGACGGTACAGGGACTCGCTCAGCAGCGGGTATTGTGGTTGGCTTGGATGCTGACGGCGTTTGGGTCGAGTAGTTCCTTTTAATCTGGAGTAACAAATGATTGTAAATAAAGCAGCACTTGACGGCTTGTTCGTTAATTTAAAAACCACCTTTAACAAGGCGTTGACGGCAGTATCGACGTTAATGTGGACGGAAATCGCCATGCGCGTTCCCTCCACTGGAAGTCACAATGATTATAAATGGCTGAAAAACTTCCCGCGTATGCGTCGGTGGGTTGGCAGTAAAAACATCAAGTCGCTAGAAGGCGATAACTACGTCATTAAAAATGATGACTGGGAAGTCACGATTGAAGTCGATAGAAACGACATTGAAGACGACCAGCTTGGCATTTACAAGATTCAAGTTGATGGCGCGGCGGATTCGGCAAAACTATTGCCTGATGAGATCGTCGGCGAACTGTCAAATGGCGTGTTCACCTTGAAATGCTTTGATGGTCAGTTTATGTGTGATACCGACCATCCCGTCGGTGACAGTCTGGTTTCTAACAAAGGTGTGGCGGTGTTGTCGATTGCGACCTTAGCCTTGGCGCAAGCAAGTTATGGTACGGCACGAACAGCACTGCGCAAATTCAAGGATGAAGACGGTAGACCACTGGGTATTAAATCGACCGTGCTCATGGTGCCGCCTGCTCTGGAAGACACTGCCAATGCGTTGATGACGACTGATCGTTTAGAAGATGGCAAGCCGAATCCCTACAAAGGCACGGCTAAAGTGATTGTGAATGATTACTTAACGTCTGATACCGCGTGGTTTTTGCTGGACACGTCCAAAGCCGTTAAGCCGTTTATCTATCAAGAGCGCAAAGCTCCTATGTTTGTCAGCCAAACTGATTTGAACTCTGATGACGTGTTTAGTCGCAAGATGTACAAATTCGGTGCAGAAGCACGGGCAGCAGGCGGTTATGGCTTCTGGCAGATGATTTGGGGGTCTACGGGTACGGGTTAATTGTTTGCTCGCCTTATTGATGAGGCGAGCAGATTCTAAAATCACATTATTGTTAAATGTTGGGTTACGCGATAAAGCCGCTAACCCAACCTACAAAAGAGGTTAGTCATGGCTGAAAAGAAAACTGAACAAACCGAAGAACCTGTAACGCTAGAGCCGATTATGGTGCGCACTACCGGTGCAATCCGCTTTTGTCGTGCGGGTCAACGCTTCGGGCGCACTGCCCGTCGCTTGACTGAATACACGCCTGAGCAATTGGCAGCGTGGCAGGCAGAAGATTATCTGATTGTGGATTTTGACTGATGTACGCCACTGCGCAGGACATTATCGACCGCTATACGCTGGATGAGCTGATTATTGCCGCTGATTTTAACAATGATGGTGCTTATGATGCTGTCCCTGTTGATCGGGCGTTGAATGATGCCAGTGTGGAGATTGACGGTTGGTTGGCGCATTGTTATGACTTACCGATTGCAACGCCGTTAGCGGGTAAGTTTACCCAGCTGACGGCAATTTGCGTTGATATTGCTGTGTATCGTCTGGGCTTTAATCTCCAAAAAGCCACTGATGAAAAAGACGAACGCTACAAGAACGCCTTGAAGAGACTGGGAATGTTATGCCCGAAAGCCGCGCAGATCATGAGCGGAAAAGTGCAGGAGTTAGGCGCGACGGGTAAAGCCAGAGTAGTCGGTGGCGGTCGTGTTTCCAGTCGGGGCAGTTTTAAGGGGTTGATGTGATGGCTATCGGATTAAGAGCGGCATTGATTCTGTTAGTTATCGCACTGTTAGTGCTTATCGGTATGGCAATGTTTCTTATGTACTTGCTTGAACATGGCTATGCGTACCATCAAAAACATCATGTGAGTCGCTAATGCCTGTCGCCATTGATATTCATGTTGATAACGCCTCACTGCAACGTTTACAAACACGCTTACGGCGTATTCAACATTTGCCGCTGGGTGGATTGTTAGAGGGGATTGCAGCTGAGATAGCCAGTCAGACCAAACGCCGTATCAGCACCGAGAAAACTTCACCTGAAGGCGTAGCGTGGGCTGCATGGTCGCCGAAGTATGCCGCAAAGCGACACTCTGGGCAGTCGTTATTAATGGGTGAAGGTAATCTGGTTGATGATATTCAATATCAGGT